AAATCGTTCGGTGGCGTGATTTCTCGATTGGCGGCTCGGCGCAAGCCGACAAGCAGCGCCAGCCTTTTTCCGTCAGATACCAGCGGCCCGCTTTGGGATCGAGCACAACATATCCCCAATTGGCCAGCTGAATGATGCGGCGCTGATTCGGATCAGGTCTCGGCAGCAAATCACTCATATCATTCTTCGCCCTCGTCAGACTCATCCAAGACCACCAGATCAAGCTCGCATTCGCAATTAGGATGAAGGGGAGGAGCATCGCCGGCATCACCGAAATCCTCATCGAGATCAACAGGACCCTCATCCGCCGCTTCCTCGCACAGCGGACAGGGATTGTCGCCAAGCGTCCAAATCTTCTGGATAGTCCCGCCGGCCAGCTTGCCGGCTTCCAGCGTGCCTTGGTTTTGCGCGTCATTGATTTCAGTGCGCGCAATCATCTCGGCGCGGTCATCCGAGAATAGCCCAGTATCGCTCAATCGATCCGCAAGCGTATCAACATCCCAATTGCCGGTTATGGCTTGCGCCACCAAATCTCCCAAGCCTTCGCGCGTGGTGTCGTTGATACCAGTAATTAACTCGCCGGCTTGCTTGTCGGCGTAATCAACGGCAAACGCCCGCGCTGCATTCGACATCGCCACCGGGTCGTCGGCGTCCAGCAGATTGATGCTGTGATCCGCCGCACGCGCTGCAGCCTCGATAAAGCTATTCCGCAATGTCCGCGTTTCCGGCTCGACCAGGGCGTCCTCGACATCGTCATCCGCCTTCGCAACTTGGCTGGCATGCCGATTGTGCATGTTATGCAGAAAGCGCTGCTTCTGCTTGGCGAACAGCCGCTGGACCTCGTGAAAGACCGCTGCGGCGTTATTTATATCGAAAGGGCGCGCGCGCGAGCCGCCTGCCCCGCGCTTTCAATTCAGCCAAGGTGTAGGGCTTTGTCTCGTCGGCATCCACCGCTTCGAACGGCATCGACGAGCCGCCTATCGACAATTCCGGCAACAGACCGCGCTTGTGCGCGTCCCACAAATCGGGGTCGTCGATCTTATAGCCGGCAATCCAACCAACCAAGCCGTCGACTTGCTTCAACCCGAATGCCTTCATCACATCCGGCGTAGTGAGGAACGACATGACCAATCGGCCAGTACCTTTGACTGCGTGCATGAAACCATGATCGCGCGAATCGAGCATGTAGTTAAAAACAGCATTCTCCAACTCGTCAATCGGGATGATGTCGCCTTGGTGATCGACAATGTATTCGTCTCCTTTTGCTACCACGCTGGCCCAGCCCATTATGATTTGCTGTTCCGGTAATGCCTTGGTGACGCGGAATGGAATCGACCAGCCTTTCTGATGCACGATATCGCCGGTCAATTCGTCCCCTGGTTCTAATTCTTGGCTTGGTTTATCCACGGAACGGCGCTGCTTCTCTTCATCATCCGCCGTCATGGTGGTGAACTCACGGCGGCGGCGGCGCTGGTTATATTGCGGATTATTCACGCTCGATTGCGCGTGAACCGATTGCACCGTGGCATCCTTGACGCATTCGCAAAACAGCTTGGCCTTGGGAATACCTAACCGACCAGATTCAAAATCGCCCATCTGCGTGAAGTGCGCGCCTTGCGACATCGAGTGCTCGGCCTCGGCAAAATTGCCGGCTTCGTAGTGCTCCGCTGCACTGTTGTAATGGTCGCGCGCGGTCTCGTGATAGTGCATGGCACTCGCCGACCTCTGCGTCTGCTTGGGCGAGCGCGGATACATATTGACCCTGGTGGCATCGAACAATTTCTTGTCTGCCTCGCCGGCAGCTTGCCTCGCCGTGTCGGAAGCCTCGCGCGCGGCATCGGCCCAACTGGCTTTGGCAATCTCGTCGAACGTCTTGGCTGCCGGCTTTTTGCCGCCATGCGCTTGCCGCCACATGCCATAGCACTGCCCTAGCGCCGCTTGCTGGTCCTTGCCTTCGCCCATCACTTCCTTGACGCAGCGGCCAATGTAATCGGACTCTTTTTCACCAGCGCGGGGCTTCGGCATGGTCAATGATCCTTATTGGCAAACTTCTTGTCGCAAGTGGCGATGATGTGGTGGTCGGCGTCGAGCCGCTGCGTGCGGGCAATGCTCATCTCGGCATCGATCAAATCGCCGCATGTCCTGACCTCTTCGCGGTAGGGTCCATCACAACTCGTCCATAGGTTTATTGCGCATATGAACACTGTTACCATGAACATGCCGCTCCAACTCCATGATTCGAGCCAAAGTCACTTGAGATGTGCTTTCGGTGGTACCGGTGCCTTAGTTGCGGCCTTGCCGCCTCGCATATTCATTTCAGCTTTGTCGAAGTCGATCAGGACTTGCTTGAGTTGGTCACCAGTATGCGCGACCGGAGCATAAGGCGTCGAAACGCCGGCATCGCGGCACGGCAAATCGGCGTTGTGCCCGGCATGAGCAAACAGGACCAGCTTCACATTGTCGGAGAAATAAGAACGATATTCGTGGTTCGCGCCTAGCGCGGCCGAGAAGAAGCTTTCCATTGGTTCACCTCAGAACTTTACTTGCTGCCCGTTGACAGTGAAGCCTTCATCCCACTCGCCGTTCTTATGCCTAATGGTCGGCAGCTTGACGTCCATGCGCAGGAACTCGCGCGCAGTGCTCAGAAATTCCCTGTCGTTGGGATCGAACTTCTCGATCTTGCGCGCCTTCGGCGGCACATACAGATCGATTACTGGCGGCGGAATAGGTTCAAGACCATGCACCTGCCGCAATCTATTGTGGGTTTCGCGGAATGTCGGCGACAGCTTTGCCCAATTGGCTTCTTCGAAACTCTTGCCGTGCAACGCAACCTCCTGGTCGCGCCGCGCCAGCAGCGGTGAATTGTCCGATGGCTTGCGCAGCTTTAACGGCACCGCTTCGACCAGCGCACCATATGGCTCGCTGGCCAGGTCCATCATTTGCCTGACAGCAACCGGCAGCGCAAATTTACGCTTGGCCTTTGCCGTTCGTTTGGATGTTCTCTTTCGTGCCATTCTTGCGTCTCTGCTCAATCCAGTTCTTTGCTAACCCAGCAACCAGCATCTTGACCAATTGCGGCTGCCCAACTCTGCCGGTTTGGATATGTGCCGAAACGTCCGGCGATTCGACATCCGGAAAACCGGCAGCGTCGCGGACAAAATTCTCCAGCTCTTCGTCTGGGAACAGCGGCATCTGCGCGGCTGCAATGTTTTTGATGAACATGCCAAGCGAATCGAGATCGAGACGCTGCGGCATATCCGGCTCTAATTCCGGCTTTAAGTTCTCATCAATGCCGTTGACTTCGAAGATGCGCGGCACCGCATATTTATTGAACACGCTCGCCACCGCGTGCAGCCAACCCTCGATCGCCGCGTAAAACATATCGACTCTTGTAACCGCAAGATTATTTGTACCGCGGACTTCATGACCGAGTTTGATAAAGTCCGCCAACAGCGTCATCAGCATCTGCACTGTGTGCCGCTGGATAATCTTATCCGAGTCGACCGTCATACGGCCGCGATCCGGAGTGACCAGCTTGAACTCGTATTGCCGCACGGTGGTGTAGCGGCCATCCTGGTCCTTATAGGGATCGCTGGGCAGCACCATGCCCATCTGCTCGTTGATGCGCGTGCGCGTGACCATTTGCTTGTATTCGGCAACCGTCGATGCCGCCTTGGCAACATCAGGATTGCTTTGCGCAGTGCCGGCGGCTTTGTCGAGCAGCGCGGTCGGCACATACATGACCGGAAAGCCGCCCATGCGTTCGAACAAGATCGCTTCTAATTCCTCCAACCGCTTCATGAAATAGTACGAGCGATAAGCATTGCGAAGAATAGAACGGCCCTCCGGATTGTTCTTGTGCTGCGTTGGCCTGAATAACAGAAACTTCTCGATCGGAATATCAATCAGTGATCCTACCCACGGCTGCTGCGTCACACCCTGAATTTGCCCGTTCCTATTGAAGAACCACTTCAGCACAGTCTCTTGCCCTCTTATCGGCAAGCGCCGCCAACCGATGCGGCCGTCGTTAAATTCGGAAGTTGGCGGCGGTTCGTTGTCGCCTTCGCTCTTACCTGGATTTGGTCCAAGCCGATACTTGTAGACGATCTCATGCACCGAAAAGCCGAAGGGGAGCATGGAAAGGATCTCGGTCACGAGATCGTCCCAAGTATGCGACATATCGTGTCGCAAACTTTCTACGAAATTGGCTTCTTGAACCGACTCGTTGTTATCCTCGTCGCTGGGATTAAGCCGCCATTCGACCTTTCGCATGGCTTGCTGAATGGTAAACAGCATCGCACCGGCAACGGTGGAGTTATCCATCATTTCACGAAACGTGCGCGCCGCTTCGCGCCCGGTTAATTCGGGAAGAAATTCCTCGCGTATCCAGCCGCCATACTGACGCAGCCCATAAGAACCATAGTCGGTGAACATGAAATTGCCGCGCGACATGCCGCCGACAACAGGTCCAATGCCGAAGCCGCCGCTGGAATCGGTGATCGGGTCAATCGCTTTGGTGCGCGCTACCATCAGTGCAACCGTTTATAGCGTTGCAACAGCCAATATAGAAAAACGATAATATCGTCGTCACTCATTTCAGATCGTCGGGAACATTGCCGCCGGCAGCGGCAAGCTCGTTCATGATCTTGGCGTGCAGAAAATCATTTATCGCCGCGCTGTCCGCAAGCGAGCCGGTATAGTTCATTTGCTTGGCCAGCTTCTGCCGCGCGCTGAAGCTCGAATCGTGCTTAAGCGCCTTGAGCAAATCAACCACCGAATCGCGCCAATTGAGTTTGCCGCCGGATTTGGCGTCGAGCACCGCAGCAACATCGACCGGCGGTTTGGCCGATGCCGGCTCAGCGCCTGGCACAGGCGGCACCTGCAATTGGCCAAGCACAGCCCTAAGAATGGTTTCGAGCGTCATTGCATGGTCTCCTGTATCCGCCTTAGCAACACGTAGTCGTGGCTTTGCTTGTACGGTTCGAGAAATAGATTTGCTGGGCTTCGCACGATCTTTTCGTGCTCGTCTCTTTTGTCCCATAATTTGAAACTTGATTTGTAGCCATTCCAATCGACGCCTCGTGCGGTTACTAAGTCGTGTTCGGCGACGGTGGCTAGACGGTGCGCCTCCATATACGAATCGGCCCATTTCAGGATGCACAGCGCTTCAAAGCATTCGTGCAACCACAACTCAACGGTAACGTCGCCGGCTTTGTCAAAATGCTGCAGCGGGAAATGCCGGTCGACATACAAAGTATCGAGCTTGGTGCTGATGCCGGCAATGTAGGCGATATCGAATGTGGTGTTGACATTATAGCGTTTGCCTAACGCCACTCGCACCCGCTCGTCTTCCATGCGATGCATGTAGACGCGGCGCAATTCGTGCCAATGACCAGTCGGACGATGCTGGTGCCGAACATCGCCGCTCGACATTAGAACTGCTCGTAATGCGGTCGCCGCGACGAAGCATTGTTGTGCAGGATGATGTTGCATACGCGGCAAATGTCGCCGGCAAAGTGCGCGGTCTGTTGCCAGATCGCATTCGGCCGGCCGTTTGCTTGTTTGTGCGAGCAAGAGCGATATTGATATTTGTACGGCTCTTTGCGGTAACGCACGTATGGACTCTTGCCCTTACCAACCATGATGCCAGCCGCCGCCCCAACCGCCCCAACCGCCCCAAGGCCGCCCGAAGCCAATGCCTATGCCTAGGCCGCCATAACCTAACCCGCCATAGCCGCCATAGCCGC